TTCGGAGTCCCCCAACGGCGCCGTCGCATCTACCTTGTCGCAGATTTTGGAAGCGAACGTGCCTCAGAAATTCTATTTGAGCGCGAAAGCCTGCCAAGGGATTTTAAGGCGGGCATCGACCCGCGGCAAGAAGCTTCCCCCGATGCTTCGTCAAGCCCTGGAGCATCAGGCATCGTGCTGAACGACCAAGGAGGCTCTTCCATCGGATTCAGCCGGGACACGGCGGCAACTTTAAGGGCCGAGTCTCACGGGCATCCGCCTTGCGTCATGCAGTCAAGCGGATTCTGCACAGAGCATAGTGCCAAAAGCCGGGGCATAGGTTATGAGGAAGAAAAAAGCCCTACGATCAGGGCCGGGGTTGTCCCCGGAACTGTCATCTCCTTTGAACCAGGCGCATCTTCCCGTGTCGGAGGGCATTGTCTCGAAGACCGGAGCGGTACACTCCGTGCTTGTATGGGCGACAACCAGATGGCAGTGGCGATTGAGAACCACCCCACAGACAGCAGGATCAGGATCGACGAAAGCGGGACAGTCCAGACATTGACATCACGAATGGGGACCGGCGGAATGAACGTTCCCCTGGTCATGGGAGAGCGGCTTCACGGTCTGCCGGTGACTGAGAACCTCGCCCAGACCTTGATGGGAACCGACTACAAGGGCGTCCAGTGCGTGTGCGAACCTACCCCGAAAACCATGAAGATCCGCTCGGGCTGTGATGGCGGTGGAAAAGGAGCGCTCGTGCAGGAAGACATATCAGCCACGTTAGGTTGCAACAACGACCAAACCCTCTTTGTCCCGACCGTATTTGGCATCTGTTCTGATAAAAGCAACGCCATGCTTTCGGAGAACCCTTGCAGCGGCATCTATTTGGCCGAGACTTCAAGGACCATCGACAAGAACGGCGGCAACCCTTCCTGCAACCAGGGCGGCATGGCGGTGGTAGCGCTTCAAGGCAGCATCATCGGCAGGGACGATTCGAACGGTCCGCAGGGCAACGGGATCAATGAAGAAGTGAGTTTCACCCTTAACACCATTGACCGTCATGCAGTCGCCTACGGTTTGGACAGGGCATCCTTCAACCAGGGAAAGAACGCGCAATATAACTTTTCTGTTGAAGAGGAGCAAGCCCAGACCATCGTGGCAAAAGGTCCGGGAGTGGTAGCCCAGCCTGCTTCCTTCTATCCCCAGATGAAAGCCGAAAGCCAGTGCTACCGTGATGACGGAAAATCTAACACGCTGGTCAACGGAACGAACCCCGGCTATCAGAACGGCTTGGTGGATGCGGAATATGCCGTCAGAAGGCTCACACCAACCGAATGCGCAAGGCTGCAGGGATTCCCTGACGACTGGTGCCGCGGTTTGGAGAGTCTTTCCCCCTCGGAAGATGAAATCTGCCAATGGGAAGAGATCTTTGAAACCTACCGGAGGGCTATCGGCAAAAGCACGAAACCCAAGACCAGAAGCCAGGTTGCAAAGTGGCTTCTGGCACCTTACTCCGATGCATCGGAATATAAATTGTGGGGCAATGGCGTCGCGCTCCCTTGTGTCTGCTATGTTTTGGCAGGCATCCGGCAACTCATAAAAACATCAAACAAATCCGGATAAACAGCTTTCTTTGGCCACATTTCTCTTGCTATCACAACCCTTTAGAGTGATATATGTGATACCAAGAAAACAAGGAGGTCAATGCAATGAATATCAACTACGAAGTCTCAGGAACAGAACGCAAGCGACTGGTTCAGGCCATCAGTGAAATTACAGAAACCAAGCCTAAATACCTGGGGGTGCCATCCTGCGCATACCAGGTGGGCGACTACAAAGTCGGCAAGAACGGCGAACTCACCTTCAATGATCAGGTCACCCAAAACAATCTGGAGCTGCTTGTTGAAAGGCTGGCTGAGCATGGCTTTGAAGCGGAAATCACTGGAATCCTGGTAGCCGAAACCACAGCCAACGAGGACAACGCACCCCAAGAGGATGAAATCGGAGGGCTAGTGATCGAACTCCCCAGGGCAACTTTCACGGACGCAACCCTTGAGAACCTTAAAAAGCTTATCAAAAGCAAGGAGTCGCTCATCAAAAGCGCATTGGGAGTCGCGGGTCTGCCCCTTGAGATCACCGAAGAGAAAGTAAGCTTCCCATGGTTCGCCTTCACGGTGACCCCGGAAGAAATCAAAGCCTACTTCGCTTTCATCACCTCCCTTGCCAGACTGGCGAAGGAACAGAAAAGGATCACGGCAAAACCCAAGGAAGTCGAAAACGAAAAATACGCATTTAGGTGCTTCCTCTTAAGGCTTGGATTCATCGGCGACGAGTACAAGGCTGAGCGCAAGATCCTGCTTTCCAAGCTGACAGGCAGCTCGGCATTTAAAAGCACAGAATCCGATCCGAAGGAGGTTGAGGAGCATGCGTAACATTTCCCAAGAGATGCTCAGGCATCTGAAAGACAAGTACCAGCCGGGCACCAGGGTGAGGCTGATCCACATGGACGACCCCTACACAAGGCTTAGCCCCGGCGAACTGGGGACCGTGACGGGAGTCGATGATATCGGCACTATCCATGTTTCCTGGGATTGCGGTTCATCCCTTGGCGTAGCCTACGGCGAGGATTCCTGCCAGGTTGTAAACGAGGAGGTGCAGAAATGAAAGCCCATTTTATCAGGAAGGCAAACACAATCGATGACCTGAAGGGTTACGAAAACGAGGAGTCCACCCCATTTACCATTGAAGAAGTGGTCTACCTTGAACCCGATGAATACAGGCATTTCAGTTCGAACCTCATCGACGACCACGAATTCATCGCAAAGCGTGTCGACAAGATGTATGTGGATGCCGACAAGGTGTGGCATTGCATCCTGGTCAAGATAAAAGGCTCCGACGAAGGCATCCTGGTGGAAAGCGAGGGCTACGACTACGCACGGTATGCAGCGAGCTACCCGCCGACAGAAACCATCAAGGAACGGATCATCCGGCAGATCCTGGCCATCCGGGAAACCGGAGAGACCAACATGTTTGACATCCATACCGTTCAGCATATGGCTTATGTGCGTGGATACTACGAGCTTGTGACTTTTATCGAGGATAACAAAAAGGAATACAGCCAGTTCATCCTCACCGGCGAAATGTAGAAAACCTGCGAGATATGACTTGCTATAGTCTCCCTTTAGAGTGATATATGTAATACCAAAACAAAACTACACAAAGGGAGGAAATAAACATGTGGAATCAAGGAAACATCAAGGTCGGAGGCAGCACCATAAGCTACTGGGTAAAGAGTTTTGAAGAAGGGTCGCAGTTCGGGATCGAAAATGGCCGCATCTCTAAGCTGATGCTCAAGCGTGACGGCAAGGTCATAGCCAATTACGACAGGGGCTGGGATGTCATGCCCATAGATTCAGAAGCTGAAGCCGCGCTTGCGCTGCTGATGACAAAGTACAACTAACCGGAATATAAACGGATCCGGGAATAGGGCCTTTCGGCTCTGTTCCTCGTACTGGAAGACCCTTAGGGGTCTATTTTTATGTCTGCTGAAGGAGGTGACCGCATATACGAAGGCTGAAGAAATACAAGTCCACTCAATTCATGGGCAAGGATTCCCATTACGACAAAGATGCCGCAGACTATGCGGTCGGATTTATTGAATGCCTGTCCCATACCAAGGGCACCTGGGCGGGAAAGCCCTTTGAACTCATCGACTGGCAGGAGCAAATCATCCGGGATGTTTTCGGGACGATCAAGTCCAACGGTTACCGGCAGTTCAACACGGCATACGTGGAAATCCCCAAGAAGATGGGCAAATCGGAGCTTGCAGCAGCAGTGGCGCTACTTCTCACCTGTGGCGACGGTGAGGAACGGGCTGAGGTTTACGGGTGCGCCGCCGACCGAAACCAGGCTTCTATTGTCTTTAATGTGGCGGCTGACATGGTGAGACTATGCCCGGCACTATCAAAACGCGTGAAGATCCTGGATTCACAAAAACGTCTGATCTACCTCCCCACCGGGAGCATCTACCAGGTGCTCTCGGCAGACGTTTCCAACAAGCACGGCTTCAACACCCACGGAGTCGTGTTCGATGAGCTTCACACGCAGCCAAACAGGAAGCTCTTTGACGTCATGACCAAAGGCAGCGGCGACGCCAGGATGCAACCGCTCTACTTTCTGATCACCACTGCCGGCAACGACACCAACAGCATCTGCTATGAGATCCACCAGAAAGCCCAAGACATCCTGGACGGCAGGAAAATCGACCCGACCTTCTATCCCGTCATTTTTGGGGCTGACGAAACAGATGACTGGACCGATCCAAAGGTATGGAAAAAGGCAAACCCCTCCCTTGGCATTACGGTTGGCATGGACAAAGTAAAGACCGCCTGCGAAAGTGCCAAACAAAACCCTGCCGAGGAGAACAGCTTCAGGCAGCTTAGGCTGAACCAGTGGGTCAAACAGGCAGTCCGTTGGATGCCAATGGACAAGTGGGACAAATGCTCATTCCCGGTCAATCCAGATTTACTGGAAGGCCGGGTCTGTTACGGGGGTCTCGACCTTTCAAGCACCATGGACATAACGGCTTTCGTTCTGGTCTTCCCACCAGAAGATGAGGATGACAAGTACATCGTCCTCCCTTACTTCTGGATACCAGAGGAAAATATCGACCTTCGTGTCCGGCGGGACCATGTGCCTTATGATGTTTGGCAAAAACAAGGACACTTGCAGACTACCGAGGGCAATGTGGTCCACTACGGCTTTATTGAAGCATTCATTGAAAAGCTTGGAGAAAAATACAACATCAAAGAAATCGCCTTTGACCGCTGGGGAGCCGTGCAGATGGTTCAGAACCTGGAGGGCATGGGCTTTACGGTGGTTCCCTTCGGCCAGGGCTTCAAAGATATGTCTCCTCCGACCAAGGAGCTTATGAAACTGACCCTGGAAGAAAAACTCGCCCACGGCGGACAGCCGGTCCTTCGTTGGATGATGGACAACATCTTCATTCGGACGGATCCGGCAGGTAACATCAAGCCGGACAAGGAAAAGAGCACCGAGAAGATTGACGGCGCTGTGGCAACCATCATGGCCCTCGACAGATCGCTGCGGACGGAGATCCGAAACAGCGTATATGATGACCGCGGGATTTTGGTCTTCTAACACAATCCAAATCTGGAGTCTGTGAAAACACAGGCTCCTTTTTTACACCCATTTTGAACTTACCTGGAGGTGAAGCCAATGGATATACCAATTCTCTCAAAGATTTTCAAGGCAAGGGATAAGCCTACCGACTATTATTCCGGCTCAAACTACACCTTCCTTTTCGGGGGGACCACCAGCGGAAAGACCGTGAACGAGTTTAACGCCATGCAGACCACTGCGGTCTACTCCTGTGTGCGCATCCTGTCGGAAGCATTGGCCTCTTTGCCCCTTCACGTCTACCGCTATAGCCAGGGCGGCAAGGAAAGAGTCTACGACCACCCGCTGTACCACATCCTGCACGATGAGCCGAACAGCGAGATGACCTCATTTGTTTTCAGGGAAACGCTGATGAGCCACCTCCTCATCTGGGGAAACGCATACGCACAGGTCATCCGTGACGGAGCCGGCCGCGTGGTGGCGCTATATCCGCTCCTTCCGAACAAGATGGAGGTCTGGCGGGACAAGAACGGGGAGATTTTCTACACCTATTCCCGGAACTCGGATGAGAACCCCAACTTCAAGGATTACGGGTCTGTGGTTCTTCGTAGGCAGGACGTGCTCCATATCCCGGGACTTGGCTTTGACGGTCTGGTTGGGTATTCGCCCATTGCCATGGCGAAAAACGCAGTCGGCATGACCCTCGCCTGTGAGGAATACGGCGCAAGCTTTTTTGCCAACGGAGCCAATCCCGGAGGTGTCCTGGAGCATCCAGGAGTACTGAAGGATCCCAAGAAGGTCCGCGACTCCTGGAATGAGGTGTACCGGGGAACGAACAACGCCCACAAGGTCGCGGTCCTCGAGGAAGGCATGAAGTACCAGCAGATCGGGATCCCTCCGGAAGAAGCGCAGTTCCTGGAAACACGGAAGTTCCAGATCAATGAGATCGCAAGGCTATACCGAATCCCTCCGCACATGGTTGGGGATCTGGAGAAATCCAGCTTCTCGAACATCGAGCAGCAATCCCTGGAGTTCGTGAAATACACCCTCGACCCCTGGGTCATCCGATGGGAACAGGCCCTCCAACGCTCCTTGCTCCTGCCGCGTGAAAAAACCGAGTACTTCATCAAGCTGAATGTGGACGGGTTGCTTCGCGGCGATTACCAAAGCCGCATGAACGGCTACTCCATCGCAAGGCAAAACGGGTGGCTGTCCGCCAACGATATCCGCGAGATGGAGGATATGAACCCTATCCCCGACGAGGAAGGCGGAAACCTCTACCTCATCAACGGCAACATGACAAAGCTTAAGGATGCCGGGGCGTTTGCAAATACAGCTGATGCAAAAGCCGGCACACAGCCACAACAGAAAGGAAGTGATGTATGAGTATGAACCGTAAATTTTGGAACTGGGTCAGAGACGACACCGGCAACACCCTCTACCTGAACGGTCAGATTTCCGATGAAACCTGGTTCGGCGATGAAGTGACACCAAGGCTTTTCAAAGAAGAACTGGAATCCTGCCAGGGCGACATTACCGTGTGGATCAATTCGCCGGGCGGGGATGTTTTCGCCGCAGCACAGATCTACAACATGCTGATGGACTACAAGGGAGATGTGACAGTCAAAATCGACGGTCTTGCCGCTTCGGCTGCATCAGTCATTGCGATGGCCGGCACAGAAGTCCTGATGTCGCCCGTGGCCATGATGATGATCCACAACCCCATGACAGTTGCCATCGGGGATTCCCAGGAGATGCAGAAAGCCATCGAGATGCTCGCAGAGGTCAAGGAATCCATCATCAACGCCTACGAAATCAAGTCTGGTCTATCCCGGGCGAAGATCTCAAGGCTTATGGATGCGGAAAGCTGGTTCAACGCCAAGAAGGCTATCGAGATGGGTTTCGCCGACAAGATGCTATTTCACGACGACAGTAAAACGGACCATGAAGATGAGTTGGAAGCTGTGATGTTCTCAAGAACTGCAGTGACCAACTCTTTGCTTTTGAAGCTGATCCCGCCTAAACCCGAGAACAAGACCCCTATCGAACAGCTCGAAAAGAGACTGAGCCTGCTGGCTCACTAATTTAAGGAGGAAAACACCTATGAACACAATTCTTGAACTGAGAGAAAAACGTGCAAAAGCCTGGGAATCCGCAAAGGCATTCCTGCACAGCAAAAGAGGTACGGACGGCCTGCTCTCTGCCGCAGACACCGAAACCTACGAAAAGATGGAGACCGACGTCATGAACCTCGGAAAAGAAATCGAGCGCCTGGAGCGCCAGGCGGCTATCGATGCCGAGCTCTCAAGACCCACCGCTTCGCCCATAACCAATCAGCCCGGTGCCAATATGTCCGGGGAGATGAAGAAAGGGAAGGCATCAGACGCCTACACCCAGGCATTCTGGAAAGCTATGAGGAACAAGAACAGCTACGATGTGCAGAACGCCCTTCAGATCGGCACGGATTCTGAAGGCGGCTATCTGGTGCCTGACGAATTCGAGAAGACCCTCGTCGAATCCCTGGAGGAAGAGAACCTCTTCAGATCCATCGCCAAGGTTATTACCACCTCATCCGGCGACAGAAAGATCCCTGTGGTCGCGACCAAAGGCACAGCCTTCTGGGTAGATGAAGAAGGCGCAATCCCAGAGTCTGACGATGCATTCGGACAAGTATCCATCGGGGCCTACAAGCTGGCCACCATGATTAAGGTGTCCGAGGAACTCCTGAACGACAGCGTCTTCAACCTGGAAAGCTATATTGCAAGGGAGTTTGCCAGAAGGATCGGAGCCAAGGAAGAGGAAGCCTTCTTCATTGGGGACGGGATTGGCAAGCCTACCGGCATCTTCAACGCCACCGGCGGAGCGCAGCTTGGCATTACGGCCGCTTCAGCAACGGCCATCACCATCGACGAAGTCATGGACCTTTTCTACAGCCTGAAATCCCCGTACAGAAAGAATGCCATCTTCGTCATGAACGATGCGACTGTAAAGGCCATCAGAAAACTGAAGGACGGCAACGGGCAGTACATCTGGCAGCCTTCCATCCAGGCAGGACAGCCTGATACCATCCTGAACAGGCCGGTAAAAACCTCCGCTTTTGTCCCGACCATCGCTGCCAGCGCAAAGTCAATCGCCTTCGGCGACTTCGGGTACTACTGGGTGGCTGACCGTCAGGGCAGATCCTTCCAGAGACTGAACGAAATCTTCGCTGCAACCGGACAGGTGGGCTTCAAGGCTACACAGAGGGTCGACGGAAAACTGATCCTTCCCGAAGCCATCAAGGTCCTTCAGCAGAAAGCGTAGGTGACCGGATATGAGTAATGTAAAGAACTATACCGAACAAGGCGGTGAAAAAACCGTCATCGGCGGAACACTCGAAATCGTGGAGGGCGGCCAGGTTGTTGGTTTGCCCTCCGCCCTCACTCCGGCTGCGTTCCAAGCCGACAGCACCGCCACAACCATTGCGGGGCTGGTCGTTGATTTCAACGCCCTGCTTGCCAAACTTAAGGCGGCAGGGCTCATGGCTGCCGAATAAAACTGGGAGGTGAGCGCATTGCTGGTAACACTTGATGAAGCAAAACTATACCTGAAGGTCGACGGTGATACGGACGATTCGCTCATCACCTCCTGCATCAATTCTGCAGAGGAGCTTTGCGAGGACATCCTCCGATTCCC